TCAGCCCTGTTTCGTACCGCCTCAACGCTTCGACCGATACTTAGGCAGTAATGTTTAAAACGTCGCATTTAATCCGGGGTGAGAAATTCTTCGCGATCCTTACGTACGCCGATCCGAACGCTCCCGAGTCTGAGGGTGCCCTCGGTGTTCGTACACCAGACTTTGACGACTTCGGTGAGCTCCGCTTGTTTGTCGGAGCGGCCCTGAGCAAGCCGACGCCCTACTCGTCCGCTCTGCTTAGAAAATATACTGATCTCGAATTCTCCGAGGTCGAATAATTATAATATCATGTCACTACTCAAGGACGACTGGGTGAAAGACCCCGACCAAGTTCAACTGTTCACCCTCTACACAATGTTCGGTGGTAATGTCGGTCGTGTGTCCGTTGTCACCCGCGTGCCTATCGCGCAGATCGAGGCAATGGCCCACGACTACAACTGGAAAGCAAAAGCTGGCGGTCGTGCTCGGCTGGATACGGATGAGGGTTCGGAGAACGAGAAGATAATGAACCGCGTCTCGTCGTACGCCAACGCTCTTCGCCTCGAGCGCGTGTTCAACAATCTGATCGCAGAGCTGGACAAGGACGAGAAGTTTGCCCGCGCCTTCTGCACCACAATCAGCAAGGACGGCGACACGGAATTTTCCGTCAAGAATCTCGTCGACCTCGCCAAGGGCTCTCAGATTCTGAACGACATCAAGTACCGCGCACTCGGAGACAAGCAAGCGCAGGAAGCCGACACCGCCTCGGGAGTGAAGGGCGTGGCCGAGATTTCTCTCTCGGTGTACAAGGGCCTCGCGAACCGTTTCAACGTATCCGCCGTCGACGCCACCAAACAAATTCTCAAAGCTGTGAAAGATGAGCTCCCACAAACCGACGCATGAACTCCGAGAACTTATTCAATTCTTTGAGTACTGGTACGACTGCTTTAACTGGCAGCAACGACTCGCCACTCAAATCAGGGTCCGACTCTCCACAATCTCCAGAGCTTGCCGAGCTAACAATCCATACGCCAGCAACCGAACCCTTGAACGCCTCCGCTTCGTCCGCACCGAGTTCCTCCGGTATTCCAGACCGTTTGCAGCCGCAGTACGACACTCAGATTCTGCTCGAGCTGAATTGCACCGGACGGAGCTGCTACGATTGCCATCGCTTCCTGTCCCTCGAGGCCTTCGCAAAGGCGACCATAAACGGCACAGAGTACCGAACCAAACGCTGCCACCGGTGCCGAGTGAGACGTCAGGAGGGTTCACCAAAAACGAAACGACGTAAAGAGTGGTTGCGCGAAGTGAAGGCAAGTCCTTGCACCGACTGTAAGCAGACGTTTCCACCTGAGTGCATGGACCTCGATCATGTTCGCGGAGAAAAGAAGCACAATATCGCGAGTGCGTATCTCTGGCTCAACCAAGCCGACCTAGACATCGAACTCAGTAAATGCGAGCTGGTGTGCGCCAACTGCCGTCGAATTCGCTCAGTGGGTCGCAAGCAAAGTCGCGGCCGTCCGCCCAAGTATTCTTAGCCGATCTCGAGCTCGTTTCGATTTGTTCGCGCACAGCTCCACGCCTCACCGACTTTTCGTCCTTAGACACTCACCGCCAGTACGACGTATAATAAACATTATGTTTAATATGGAAATTATGTCGAGCAAACGCGGCGCCGTAACGGCTGCATGTCCATGCGTCTAGCTCCCCTACCCTACCCCACCGCGATGAGGCCTGTGGTCGCATCGACTGGACGCCTGAGCGGCGCCTCGGCGGATGGGCTGGCGGTCTCAGCGGCGGACCCCCTATGGGGGGAATTCTGCAAAAGCTCCGGCTAGGGTACTCGCGCAAAATTTTAAAAATTTTTACGAAATTTGAACCCCCATGTCTAACTTAGACTCCACACCTGTCGCGGCACAACCCGTTCTTGGCCTAGTAAACGGAGGCCTCATCTCTGACTTCACGAAGGAGATTTCCATGCCCCTGCATCTCGGCAACCGGCAGACGGCGGCTATGCTGATCCTCGACCACCTGAAAGAGGAGCGGCCGCCGAAGATGACGGAGGACATGGCTATCGCCATCCTTCAATCCTTCCTGCAGTACTTGCTCGACGGCCAGCGGTACGTGGATGCTGCGACGCTGCTGTGGCCGCCCAACCTATTCTCAGGCGAACCCCGCAATGTACGACGGCTCTGGGACGCAATCTTTCAAAACGTGGCGGTAATGGTGCCGGGCGCGGCATCTATGGGCAAGTCCTACAACGTGGGCGTCTGGTGCTACCTCGACTGGCGCCGAGACCCCAACTACACGAACATCCTCATCGCCGGCCCGTCCGAAGGCCATCTCGAACGAAATCTCTTCTCGCACTTGGCGAAGCTGCACAAGGCGTGCTCGATCCCGGGGCCCGGTGAACTGGTGCAGCTCGGCATCACACTCGATTCCGTTTCGCGAGACAGCGGCATCTTCGGTATCGTGGCACCCACAGGCAAGAAGGCTGCAGGTCGCTTGCAGGGCGTTAAGGTCTTGGCCCGCCCGCATCCTCACTCGCAGTTCGGTCCGCTAACGCGCCTGCGTGTTGTGCTGGAAGAAGCTGAGAACATCCCCGTCGGATTGTTCGAGGACGTCACGAACATCATGGCGAATGCTCGAGGCAAAGAGCAGTTCAAGATTATCGCACCATTCAATCCGAAGGACCCGAACTCATCGTGCGCGGTCCGCTCCGAACCGACGGACGGGTGGATGTCACTCGATATCGATACGTCCGAAGAGTGGATGTCCAAGCGCGGCTGGAAAGTTATTCGGCTCGATGCGTACAAATCCGAGAACGTACAAGCTGGACGAGAAATCTTTTTCGGCATGCAGACTCGCGAGGGCTTGGACGCGCTGATCCGAAACGCGGGCGGTGTCGGAACCCCCGGCTACTACACGATGGCTCGCGGCTGGTACCCACCGACAGGCGTCGATCTCGCTGTCATCCCGCAGCACCTCATGCACGACCTGTACGGCACCTACGAGTTCTCCGAGACGCCAACAACAATCGGCGCCGTGGACGTCGCGCTCGAGGGCGGCGACAATGCTATCTTCGTTCTCGGCAAGTTCGGTCTTGCGAGCGGCTGGAAAAAGAATGGCACCTTCATCCCATTCAAGAACGCGCGCGGTGAACCTATCCGACGCGAGGTACTTCAGGTCGAGCAACTCTTCACGATGCCCAAGGGCGACACGTTAAAACTTGTCGACGAGATCGAACGCGTGTGTCGCGGCGCGTATCTGAAGGGCAACTACCTCGGCGTCGACCGCGCGGGTAACGGTGCAGGCGTACACGATCTTCTCGTCTCCAAGTTCAACAGCGGAGTGCACGGGATTAACGGCTCGCACGCACCGACGGAGCGCAAGATTCTCGAGGAGGACACACAGTTGCCCTGCGACGAGTACAGCTACTTAATTTCGGAGCTGTGGTTTGCGATGCGGAAGTTTATCGAGTTCGGACTGCTAAAGATTTCTCCGAACATCCCGCAGGACCCGCTCGTATCAGAATTAACAGGACGCCGCTTTCTCCTCTCGAGCAAGAAGGTCAAGGTCGAATCGAAGAAGGAGTACAAATCTCGCGGCAACAAATCTCCCGACCGAGCGGACGCGCTGTCGATCCTCGTTCACGTCTGCCGCATGTCGATGGACTCGAGTCCCTCGGCGACGGGCGCTGCGGGAGTGCGCGACAGTTTCGACGAGTACGTTCCGCGCATCGGTTGCACCGATCGCATAGATTCCTTAAATTAAAGTTCGCTCGATTTTAGAATGCGTCGCAATTTGTTGGAGTCGACAGCGACACCGTTCTTTCAAACTCTGGGACGTTCGTCTTAATGTAAAAGATGTCGGGAGTACCCGAAGATGCAGGTTTAAATCCTGCGCGTCTCACCACTCGCAGCACCGTCACCTCGGCACACCGAGCGCGTCGAATCTTTATCGCATAACACAGACTGACCCCTCGGTCTTGAAGTCATACCCCCGCAGAGCGATAGGTGAATCGACTGAGACGCCCTCGGTAGCTGCATTATTTTGAGCCTTGCAAAGGGTTCAAATAAAGCATCAGGAATCGCGTTACAATAGTCAAAGTAGCCAAACGCCAAAGTAGTTTTTCGAAATGAAACCGCAAAGTAGCCAAACGTGCGTTCCATCGCCTGATGCTTTTATTTTTAAACACCTCAATTCCTTAGTTAGTTTTATGCCATACAAATCAGAAGCACAACGTAAGTGGGCCCACACCGAAAAGGGAACCAAAGCACTCGGCGGCAAGAAGGCCGTGTCGGAGTGGGACAGCGCCAGCAAGGGCAAGAAGCTGCCCAAGAAAAAGAAGTAACCTCCGATACTTGACAGACGCCCTTGTAGCTCAATGGTAGAGCACCTGTTTTGTAAACAGGCGGTTGCGGGTTCGAATCCCATCGGGGGCTCCAGTGTTCTTTTAACTTTCGCGAGAATAGCTCAACTGGCCAGAGCACCGTATTTCCAATTCGGATGTTGCAGGTTCGACTCCTGTTTCTCGCTCCAATTTTGCCTACCCACCATGTGTGGTACAGGGATTTAGGGCTCCTAGATAATAGGGATAGTAGGGGCCTCGTTTTTCGTTCTTTCTAATTTTTGGGGCGTACAGGGGAGATTGGAGTACAATCGCTGATCTAATAAATCAGAGAAAACCGATTAACGACCGGTACAACCTGTCTTATAGTGGTAAATTTCCACCCGCGCCAATAACTAACCAAATCATCGGCTTACAATGTGCGTTTGGGCACTGAAATGCCGGTGGATAACTTTTGTTCTTTTTTAATTTTTGTGGCGGAACAAGCCTTTCTAATGGGGCTAACGCATGGGTGATGCGAAGAACATCACTCAGTTCTACAGTGTGTAAGTAGGTAAGGTACTACGCTGAAACTTAGGTCGGCCAACCGAAGTCACCAGAGGTATAGTCCTGTAAGCCTGAAATACAATGACAAGCGGACTATTAAGGTGCGACGGCACCATATGACTGAATAACCGAGAGCACCACTGTTAGATGAAGGTAATCATTAACCCTTCCAATTTTTTTTCCTGCCGGGTAGAGTAACGGTAACTCGTCGCGCTCATAACGCGGAGCTGTTGGTTCAATTCCAGCCCCTGCATCCAATTTTCGTTCTTTCATAATTTTGGGGCTGTACTGGATTCGATCCTATGTCGAAGCCGAAGTTTCATGCCGACAACGCCGCACCGTCGCAAACGCGCGGCAAACCATAACAGACAATACCAACATTGCTCAGACGTTTGTGGCCTTCTCCGACACGTCGTTCGCTCCCGCTCAATCGGTTGCGTACGCGCCGTCGGCCCGCTCCGCTCGCGTCGCTGTTGCCGTTTAATTACGGCTCAGAGTTAGAAAACTGCGGATTCAGAAATCAATAGTTTCGGCACTAGCTTACCGAATGGTGGAGGTTCTTCCAGAACCCGATTAAGCATGTCAACGCAGAGGCAGACGCATAGAACACGCGGGTTCGACTCCCGCCAGCTCCACCAATTTGGGACTAGCCCGAGGTACTTCGAACCTTAGTCATTTTCATCCCCGGCTCCGTAAGGCAATAAAAGCGGAGCACTTTTTTCTTTCACCCGCGCGCCTCTATCGAGCACGGTGCTGTTGATGCGTAATTTTAGTAGTCCCCGATTATTAACGCCCCTCACAGCATTGCGAAATGCGTAACAGGCAGCCTGAATTGACAGGTGAACATGCGGGACGCCGCATACTAGGGTGTTTTATTTTGCTGCACCGACGTGCAGCATTTTTTCTTTTTAAACTTCGCATCGTTTTAATTCTCGTCTGACTTTAATTTTGTGTTGACGCCCAAATCATCTGTAGTCCCGCCGAGCGGATTTCATTACATCGAAATCTTCGAAGGCCGCGAGAAGCGCATCGACGGCGATTCCTTTGAGAACGTCGCGCGCAATCTTCTGCTGTTCCGTTTAGCAAACCAGCGCCCGCCCGGCAATCCGTCTGCCGATGTTTCCGAGTTTGTTTGCACCCGCTGGCCTCATTACTGTACCGACACTTCGCCACGCGAGGTAACGCCGACGAACTCTGCGCAAACGCCGGGCGGCTTGGCGGGTCGCATCGCCGCGTGGATGGCTGACCTCGTTCGCTTGCAGAACGACCCATCCGATATTTCCGCCGCCACGGCCGAAAGCCGCGCCGAGATTTGTGCCAAGTGCCCCGTCAATGTTTCGTACGTCTCGGGCTGCGGTGCGTGCATGGACAACATCGCACGATTGAGTTTTATTTTCCGCGCGGGCCGCACGCTGCCCTCCGACCCCCTGCTGCAAGGTTGCGCCGCCACAGGCCAGCACAACCCCTCTGCGGTCTGGGCCAAGAACCTGCCACAGGTCTCACCGAACGAGGCGGCGAAGATGCCCTCAAACTGCTGGAGATTTAAAAATGTCTAAGCAGGTACTGATCTTAGCCTTTCCGAATAAGTATTTTTACTTTGTCGAAATCTACGGCACGGACAAGGAACTGCAAGCAGCGGCGTCCAAACTTCGCGGACGGAAAATCAGCAAAGACGTCCGCGCCCTCTGCCTTCGATACGAATACAACGGGGAGGCCTTCCAAGGTTTTAGGCCGCTCGGCACCATTTACTTTACCGCCGTAGATTCGAGAAACTATTCTGTTGTACTGCACGAGCTCACGCACGCGGTGATCGGGTACAGTAACTTAATCGGGCTCAATCCCTTCAAGGCCCCCCGGCGCGTCCCCTCTTCCGAAGAGAAATTTGTCACCCTCCTGCAGAAAACTTTCGAACAATACTTCAAACTTATAAATGCAAACCACAACTTCTAGCGTTCCTTCAGGCATCGAGGCCCAAGTCTGCAACGACCTCACGCAGCGCCAGCTTATCGGCATCAAAAAGTACGGCACGACCGTCGCCAAGAACCCGCTTCCCTTGCGGGACTGGCTGCAGCACGCGTACGAGGAGACGCTCGACAATGCGGTGTACCTCCGCCGAGCGATCGCCGAGATCGACAGCAAAAGCGAAACCAACAAGGAAACAATCGAGACCCTCGAGGCCCTGCAGAAGGTGATCGAAGCCTACAAGTCGTTTGTGGAACCAAAGCCGCCTGAGCCCTCTAAGCCTTTTAATCCGACATGGCCTAACACGTGGGGCCCTGCACGAGACAGTGTGCAGATGTGGGGGACGACGTCTGGGACGACTGCCAAGTCAGACACTATGACGTTTTGCGGCTCGAGTGAATGCGACAAGACGATGACGAACGGGGCCAAGATGGGCGGCGCATGATTTTCAACCGCAACACGATTCCTAACGCGATCCGTGCGGCTCTGCGCGCAGGTATCTTCGCGGCAAAGAACAAAAAGATTCTCGTCGACGCCGCAACCGAGCGGCGCCGCTTGGAAGTGTGCGCAATCTGCCCCGAGCTCGAAATTTCTTCGATGCAGTGCAAAAGCTGCACCTGCTTCATTCGCGGCAAGGTGAACCTTGCGTCCGAATCCTGCCCCCTGAAACGCTGGTAATTTTTATATGTCCGATCAACAACCTACCTCCTCTCCGCAACCTATCCCGCCCGTCATCCTGATCTGCGGCCCCGCAGGCCACGGCAAGACGACCGCCCGCGAAGCTCTCTGCAAACTCACGCACCTCAAGGGCGGCAGTTGCAGCGATGTCGTTTATCACTACCTCGCGCTGCTGCGCGGTGTATCCGTCGAGGACCTACGCAAGGAGGACAAGGAGACCCTTCGCCCCGAGCTCATCAAGGTCGGCAACTGGCTCACTGGCGACGACGTTGAGCTCGAGGCCGCCAAGTCTGCCGACGCCCCCAAGCCCGAGGACGTGTACCGCGTTCCGAGCAGCCTCATCCGCACGCTCTACCACAACGGCCGCAACATCATCGACGGCGTTCGTCGCAGCCGAGAGCTGACCCACTCGATCGAGCACCTTGCTTGGAACGGCGTGCGCGTACTTACAATTTACGTCTCGCGTACCGACGGCCCCGCGATCGCCGACAATACCGAGGACCTGTCCAGCCGCTGCGACGAGCACGTACTCAACGACGGCACGACCGAAGACCTCGAAAAGAAATTGTTCGACATTCTCTGCAAACACTTCCCCGCCTAACATGGACGTCATCGTAGCCTCCTACATTCTGTTTATTTTTGCGGCCCTCTTATTCGTCACGGTTTTTACCTCCTCAAAGTAAAATGACCCTCTGTCTTTTTGTGCTCATCGCGATCATTGCCATCATGTCCTACGACAGCAACGACGATTAACCTCGTTCTCCTGTTCTCCGATACTTTCCCATTATGAAAACCCTCGCAACCCTCTACCGCGAAGCGCAATTCTACACGCACGCCGCGCACAACACCGTCACCGGCCCTACGTTCTTCGAGGACCACGAATTCTTGGGCGACCTTTACGGCACCTACGAATCCGCCTACGACAGCCTGATCGAGCGCAGCATCGGCCTCGGTGAGCCCATCAATCCGCTCGAGGCCACCGACTCTGCTGCCGCTGCCGCCGCCGACAAGAAGCTCGGCGACGCAAAGAAAATCTTCTCCCAGATTTTGCAGTTTGAGCAGGACCTCTGCGAAGAGATCAATTCCTACCTCGCCAAGGGCGGCGTGTCGCACGGCGTTTCCAACATGCTCGAGGGCCTCGCCGACGAGAGCGAAGCGCGTCAGTACAAGATCGGTCAACGCATCAAATAAGTTTTTTCGAACCCCGTCGGTCTCATCACCGATACTCATGTCTGAATTAGACTCCAATGGCTGATCTTACTCCTACCCCGACGACAATTACCCGCACAGGTTCCGGTTCCGCCGATGAGCAGGCCCCTACGGGTTCGGGCATCAACAGCCCGATGCTGTCGAAGACGGGGAAGATCAGGCAGCGTTCGATTACGGACGTCACGCAGATGTTCAACATTATCGGCAACCTGCAGATGGCCCGCCGTTCGCAAAACGAAAAGAACGGACGCATTCAGGGCAAGCTCAACGCGGAGCGCCCCTACGACGAGGACACGCTGAAGGCGGAAGGCCTTGGTTACAAATCGAACTTCTCGACCAAGCCACTGTCGACCACGGTGGACAAAGTTGCGTCGCGTTTGACCAAGGCCGTTCAGGCGGCCCGCTACCTCACGTCGTCGGAGCTGCCAGACAGCGTTCCAGACGCGAAGAAAAAGACCGAACTATTCCGCGCAGAGATCACGAACTGCATCCGCCGCTGGCCGGGCTGGTACGACTTCCTCTCCGAGGTTGCCGCCGAGACCTCCACCTTCGGCTGGACCACCGTCGCTTGGCTCGACACCGAATCTTGGAAACCCGTACACTTCCGTCAGGACCGTGCCTACCTGCCTGACGGCACCAAGCACTCCGTCGATACCGTTCAGTTTGCCGCGTTCCTTCAGTACGTCATGCCGCACGAACTTGCCGCCCTCATTCGCGGCGAGAACGGTTCGGCCGAGGACCTCAAGCTCGCCGAAGACGCGGGCTGGGACATCGAGAACACGATGGAGTCGATCAACAACGCCAAGCCGCCGTCGATCCCCGCCGCTCAGTCCGCTCCGTACACCGACTTCCGTCGCTACGAGGACGCCCTCCGCGAGTCTTCCGTTACCCTCTCCCTCGTCGACGGCGCCAAGCAGGTCATGCTCTGGCACGTTTTTGCCACCGAGCTCGACGGCAAGATTTCGCACTACATGGGCGACGGCAACTCGAAGAAACTCCTCTTCGAAAAGCTCGACCGCTTCGACAACATCCAAGACTGCTTGGCCTTAATGTCCTACCAACAAGGCAACGGCCTGCTCATGGGCTCCAAGGGTATCGGACGCGAAATCTACGAGCTCTCCAACATCGTGGACCGCGCCCGCAACGAGGTCGTCGATCGCCTGCAGATGTCGGGCAAGATCATCATCACGGGCCCCGAGAACAAGATCAATCGCTTCAAGCTCACCGTCCTTGGAAATGTGGTAATCATTCCCGAGGGCTTTGTCATCTCGCAGAATAAGATCGAGTCCTCCGTTCAGGACTTCATCGCCCTCGACAATCTTCTCACGCAGCTCCTCGATCAGATCGCGGGCGGAGTTACTCCCCGCACCTTCGAGCGCGAGCGCGTGACGTCGACCGAAGTTAACCTCTATGCCTCCCGCGAGGAAGAGAAACGCGACGATATCGACACCCGCTTTGTCACCAAGCTCGGATCGGTGGTTTCGACCATCCAGCGCCGCATCGTCAAGGACACCACCGACGAGGACAGCAAGCGCGTGCGCGCCAAGCTGCTCAACTACATGTCCGAAGAGGAAATGGAATTCCTCGCCTCGCAGCCCGCGCTCCGCACCGTCGAAGACTACACCATGTCCGACACGCAGAAGATCGTCGCGTTTGCAGAGCAGAAGCGTCAGGACCCCCTCTACAATCAAGCGAAACTGCAACACCGTTCGGCCTCGGCACTCATCAACTCCGAATTTGCGGATGATGTGTTGCTGCCCGAGAACGATCCGACAGTCCCGACCGAGCAAGCTCGTCAGCAGCTCGTCGAAAACAACCTTCTCACGCAGGGCATCGACGTTCCGATCTCGCCTCGCGACAGCCACCCCATCCACCGCCAAGTGCTCAAGCAGGCGCTGGCCCCGATCGCGCAGGCGGCCGCCCAAGGCGACCAGCAGGCCCTAGCCGTCGCCGAAGTGTTCCTCAAGCACTGGGAGGCCCACCTCGAGGCCGGTATCGCTGCCGGCGAAGACAAGAAGGCCCTCGCACCCGAAATTCAAGAGATCAAGTCCGTGGCTCAACACCTCGGAGAAATGCAAGCGCACGCGCAAGCTGGCGTGCCTGCTGGAGCCATCCCTCCGGGCGCTCCCGCTGAACAGCAGGTTGCACCCGAGGCCGCGCCTTCAGCTCCTCCCACCGCCTAATTCTTATGCTGCTCAAATTATTGTCGGTCCGCCCCGAGTGGACCGAACAGGACCGTGCTGAACTTCGCCAGTTTCTCTCTGGAAGTTTTGGTCAAAAATATTTCAATTCTCTTCTTTTTTCTCGGCCCGAAGTCTCGGGCTATAATCCAGAACAACGTCGGGTACAATCCGACGAACGTGCAGGCTACGAAGGTTGCATCGCCGAGATGCTTCGTATGGCCGAGCCCTCAGTAATCCACGATCAAGGTAAGCAAGAAAAATACTAATATGTCCGACGATAATTCACTCGATAACTCGATTGCAGAAGCTGACAAGGTCGCAGAAAACTACGCCGCTCAGATGCGGACAAATCCAAACGCAGACGTTCGTCCCGCTGAAATCGATCCAATTCGTGCCGACGAACTCGACAGTATTTTTAACGACGCCACCAAGTCCGAGCCCGTCGTAGACCCGCAGGCAGATGCAAAGCGCGAGAGTGGCATCAAAGACGAGCCCGCTGCTGCTGCTCCTGCAGCCGAGCAGACCCCTGCCGAGACTCCTGCGGCCGAAGCCGACAAAACCGCCGAAGCGGACACGGCCGACAAAAAGAAGGGTCTACTTGATTCGATCCTCGAGGACAAGAAGGACGACAAGACTGCCGCCCCCAAATCCGATCCGTACGACGAGGTCAAGCTGCGAGCCGACGCATCGCCAAAAACTCGCGAAACTTTCGAGGCCCTAAAAAATACTGCCCGCGAGCGCGAGAAGCAGGCACTCGAGAAGGCCGCCGCTCTCGAGAAAACCGTCTCCGAGCTTACCGAAAAAATCAAGGGCTCCGAGGGCAAGGTCGCCACGCCCGAGATCGAGAACGAGCTCAAAGAGCTCCGCGCCTTCCGCGCACAATTCGATACCGAAAACGACCCCGAATTTAAGTCGAAGTATGACTCGAAGCTCAACGGCAACTACGAAACCGTTTATTCCAAACTGAAGGAGCACGGCCTCAAGGACGAGGTCCTCAACCAGCTCAAGGCTATGCCCGCCGCCGAGCGCGATCAAAACATCGAGAACTTTCTCACCAAGATTCCAACCGCTTCGCGCCGACTGATCGAGGCCAAGCTCGTTGAAAATATTACGATTGCCGAACAGCGTCGTTCTGAACTCACCTCGGCCCGCGAAAAGGCCGAACAGATTCTCGCCGAGCGCGCCAAGGCACCTGTCGAAAACGCGCAGAAGCTTGAGAGCGAAATTGCCAGCCACCTTCGCCCCGTGCTGGGTAAGATCGACTGGATTCAAATCAAAGATGTTCCCGCCACCGCCTCTGCCACGGAGAAGGCCTCGATCGAAAAATCGAACGAGTTTGCGGCCTACGCGCAGGAGCTCCTGAAGAACGCGATCATCGACCAGTCCCCTCGCGCCCGCGCCGAGGCCGCTCTGGCGGTTCCATTTGCTCACCACTTCAAGGCCCGTGCTGACGCGCTCTCGTCCGAGGTTGCCGCTCTGAAGAAAGAGCTCGACGGCATTCGTCGCGCTTCGGCGACCTCCCGCACCGCTCGCACCTCCGCCAATCCTAATCCCTCCGCTGTTTCCACGCCAAAGAAAGACGCCTCCCCCGAGGATTCGATCGATGAGCTCTTCAAGGAAGCGGGAGGCATTCTCTAATGTCCGACAGCTACCTGCAAAGTCTCGTAGTCAACAAGTGCAAGGAGCTTGGAACTGAAAAGTCGGCAACCTTCTTCGAGGTATCCGAGGGCCTAGTACGTCAGTGGGTCAACGGCTCTAAAACGCCGTCGCTTGCTTCCGTGGAGAAAGTTTTTTCTGTACCCGAAGAAAAACCAGTCGACGCAGCGTGGGACGGTAAAGAAGTTTTTATCGCGGCGCCGTTTTATAAGACCACCAACCCCGGCACCCTGACCTGTCTGCTCGGTGTCTGGGATCGCACCAAGTTCGGTTTTCGACCGCGCTTCGGCGACGCCTTCATCATCCACGCCCGCAATCAACTCGCCACCGACTTCTTGGAATCCAAGATGCCCTACTGCTGGTGGATTGATGACGATATGCTCGTGCCGATGGGCAACGCCAGCTTCTTCAACACGATCACCGACTCCAACCTCCCCGACAAGTTTGCGGGCATTCACACCCCGAATCGCCTTCGCTCGCATAATAAGTCGCTGGTGGGCGCCCTTTACTTCGGTCGCAACCCGTACGGTAAAGGAGTTTACGCCGAGGCGATGGCTATGACCGCCGCAGGTCGTACCGAAAACTTAAAAATCCACGAGGGCCCGATCGACGAAGTGCGCCCCACAGACTGGATTGGCACCGGCTGCCTTTGGCACAATCGCCAACTTCTGCTCGATATTCAGGCCAAGTTCCCGCACCTCGCCCCGCAGCACCCGTCCGAATCCTTTCACTTTTTCTCAAACACGGCAGACAGCTTAATCAACTCGATGTCTGAGATCAAAGCGAAGGCCGCCTCGGCCGTCCTTGAGATTCAGACCGGCACCGCTGGCAAAGCCTCGGAAATCATTTCCGACATGCTGAAACAAATCGAGTCCGCCGAAGCCGACGCACTTATTCACAACCGTCTTCAGCAGGGCGAAGACCAGCTCTTTTGTCACCGCGCCAAGCAGGCGGGTCATCAACCCTACGTCGACCTCGGAATTGTTTGCGGCCACGTTGGAAATAACGTCTGGATGCACCACAATACCAAGGTCCGATGATCGTCGATATCTTCATCTGCACGTACTGGAAGGACGCAAACTGGTTAGAGTTTTGTTTGCGCTCTGTGCAGAAGTACGCCAAGGGCTTTCGGCAAACTATCGTTGCCTACCCTGAACGCGATGTAGGTACCTTAAAGCCCGTGTGCGACAAGTTTCCCTTTGTCATTCAGAAAACTTTTGTCGAAGAGGGCGACGGCCACCTGTATCAAAACGCGGTTAAGACCTCGTGCGACACCTTCAGTGACGCCGAGTATTTCTTTCACCTCGACAGTGACTGTATGTTCATCGAAGAGGCCCGTCCCGAGGACTACATGACAGACGGCGTTTGTGATATTGTGTACGCCCCCTACTCAGAACTGCTCAACGCTCACGGAGGCTCTGAGGTGCCTTGGCAAAAAATTACCGCCCGCGCACTGGGCGTTGACGTCAGCATCGAAACCATGCGCAGGTTTCCGATGATGTATCCGACGTGGCTATACAAATGGACACGGGATCGAGTCGCGGAAGTAAATCACCGCCCGTTTCTCGATTACGCCCTCAATGCTTTTCCAATTCCACCGGGCTGGCGCGGTTACAGCGAGTTCAATGCCCTCGGTTGCGCTGCTTTTTATTTTCACCGCAACAAGTTTTATTTTTACGCAACCCGAAATACTCTCAAGCCCGCGAAGGTTAAACAATTTTGGTCCCACTCAGGGCTTACCGACGACGAGCGCGTACAGCTCGAAAATATTTTAAAATGAGACTGGTTTTAGCACTTCAATTCTGGGCAGGCGACAAGGAGGCCGCCATGCGCAACGCTCGTCGAATTGCCGACATCGAACCGCAGTTTCGCGAGGACGTAGAATTCTGCTTTGTCGCACGCTTCGATTGCGAGCACGACAAGGACACAATCGAATACGTGTCCAAGAAATTCAAGGTCTCCACGCACACCTGCACGCGTCGAGGAGTTGGCTGGCCCGCAGGATGCAACGATATCTGGTTTGATTTTATGCAGGAGGCGGCCAACAGGTACTACGGCGGTAGCTGGCAAGACGTAAAAGCCGTTTTTACCTTTGAATCCGACTGCGTACCAATCGCGAAGGACTGGATCGATGAGATGAGCCGCGAATGGGACGTGGGCGCCGCACAGGGCAAGCTCGTTTGCGGCTGCTGGTCTCCATATCACGGCGACGGCAACGGCCATATCAACGGAAATGCTCTGTTTCACCCCTACATCGCCCGAGCCAAGCAGCTTATTGGGTGCTCTCCTGTCGTGGGGTGGGACGACGCCATCGCTCCCGCGATCTGCGGCGTTTGGCACAAGGCTGGATTCGTCAAAAACCTCTACAAGGCGGTCAAGGTATCCGACGCAGACATCGAATCAGAGCTAATCGAGGGCAAACGACCTGTTTTAATTCACGGTGTAAAAGACTTATCAGTAGAAAATTATGCTGATCGAATTCTTTTTTCGAATTTTAAGAAAAAATCATCTGATACTGTGAACGGAGTCTAATTGCTCGGGTCACTCCGCCGAGAAAAGGCCCTATTCTTTCGTTGGCCGGTAAGAAGCGCGCCGCCGTATGCGGCAGAGTCAGAATTTACCCGTCGGACAAGACGCTATCGCTTCGCGTCCCCGACATAACCCCCCTTGAAGCGGGATTAAGCCTCCTATAAGGCCTAAATAAACATGGCTGACTGCGTTGTCACACCTTACACAGCTTCCCAGATCGCTTCCAAAGACGTTAATCGTCTCCTTGGTCAGATCGCGAAAGCTCTCGTCATTAACTCGCCCTTCGTTAACATCCTTAACGGCGGCGTCCTCCCCGCTGGTGTCTCCGACACCGTGCGTTCGGTGATCCAAGAGCAAGCCCTTGCTGGCGACTCCTTGGTGAATCCTACCTTCGTCGCTACGAAGGACCTGTGCGGACCCGGTAGCTCGAATGAGTCCACCGCCACGACCGAGTACACCTACTCGCTCGGCACCAAACGTGGTCGCGGCCCCAAGATTTGCGTCAAGGGTGCGTACGCCGCCTACAAGGGCTCGTACCTCATGGCCGAAGACTCCCTGAAGAAACTGATGACTCAGTACTTCAACAGCGACGTCCGCGCCACGCTCTTCAATCGTTCTGGCGTTAAATACGTCGCCGCCAACAGCGGTACCTACAGCTTCGAAAGCGGCCTCACAGGCGGCGAGTCCCAAATCGATGTCGCGTTCGCGAACATCCCTTCGGCCTCCGTCGGTCAGCTCACCTTTAAAGCCCTCCACAAACTCGCCCGTCACATTCACGAAGTGAATTTGACCGCGATGTTCGGCGACGGCAATGCCGAGAACTTCAAGTTCATCGGTGGGCCTGACATCATCGAGTCCTTCCGTGCGGAGCTCAACGTCGTCACCGACTTGCGCTACATCTCGGCCGGTTCGTTCAATGTCGGTAAAGAAGCCCTCACTGGCTATCGCTGGGAAGGTCCTTACCGTGGCATCACCTTCGGTGTTGACCAACGTCCGATCCGTGGCTCCGCCTTCTCTGGCGGCGTGCTCACGACTGTCGAGCCGTTCGTCGGCGTCTCCACGACCACCGGGACCGCTTCCCGCGTGAATCCAGCTTGGGTCGCGGCTCCGTTCGAAGTTGCGTTCCTGATCGGTAAAGACAGCTTCGAGCGTCTTGTCCCAGAGCGTTACACGGGCGAAGGCACATTCAAGTTCAGCCCGCAGCTTGCTATGGGCGAACTCCAATGGCATTACGTCCTCGACAATGATTGCAATCAGTTCGGCGACTTCGGCTGGCACAAGTACGAGCTCACTCGTGCTTACCGCCCCGTGCGTCCCGCCAACGTGGTTCCGATCATCTTCCGTCGTTGCACGTTCGACACAGGCATCACAGCCTGCGCCACAACTGGCAGCTTGCTCTAAGCTTTAACAAGTTTAGAATCTCGACCCCCGCCCTAAAAAGCGGGGGTTTTTTATTGCTCAAAATAATTCAAAAAAAGTATTGACGCCATAAAAACGTATTTGCAGAGTCGGAATGTCAACACGACATCCCTACCATGAACTCCCCCACCATCCGCAACGTTTCCCGCAACGAGTACAAAATGGCCCGCCGCGCGTACCGCATTGCCCGCCGCAGCCTGAGCACCGACGCAGCCGCCTTCGCGACCTGCCGCGACCTAAACTCTCAGCTTCGCATCAAGCTGCAATGCTGGGACACCGGGCTCGGCGAGCGCCCGGCCAGCCAGTTCAACACGCTGGAATGCCGCGCCGTCACGCTGCCCAGCGGCCGCAAATCGTACCGTTACACCGCGCAAGTGTCGCGCAGCCTGAGCCGGTTCCTCGCCGCCTGATCAACCACCTTCCTCCCTACCATGAACTCCTCCACCATCATTGAAGTCAGCATCGAAAACATCAGCCGCACGAGCATTGACGTCGCCGAGCGCGTCATCGCGTTTGTCGCAGCCGCTAAACGCAATCCCTTCGGCAACCTCGACGACGCGCACGATGCGATCCGCACCGCGTTCCCCGAACTGTACCGTCATCGCGGTGGGAATCACCTCGCGGTCATCGACAGCAAGACCAGCGACGACCGGCTGATTTTCATCGCCGAGCGCGTTGTTGAGACTGCCGCGACCGAGCCATCGGACGGTTACTGCATCAATCGATTCAGAGCGGAATCTAGTGTGTTGCGCGAAACCAACGACTGCACGGTGGTCGCGTTCACCAACGTCAGCGGCAAAAAATACACCGAAACGCACGCCGTCCTCGCCAAGCACGGTCGCAAACACCGCAAAGGATTTCGCACCGCGCTGCACGTCCACGACGTGAGCCGCGACCTCGGCGTGAAAGTGCGCGAGGTGCGCCGCAGCGGCACCGTGCAACGCCTTGTGCGGGAATTTCCCAAGGGCAAGTTGCTTGTCACGATTCGCCGCCACGCGTTCGCAATCATCGACGGTGTGATCCACGACGCCTCCCGCACCTCAAAGCTGTGCCGCGTGAAGCACGCGTGGCTGGTCGAAGCGGCGCAGTAATCCAGTCAACCACATTTCTCCCTACCATGACACCCACCGAAATCCTCGCCGCCCGCATTGAGAACCTGACCGCCGAGAAGGCGCTGCTTGACGAGCGCCTGTACTGGGCCACCGCCGAGATCGCACGACTCAACGCACGTCTCGGCGACACTGAGTACCGCACCGCACCGCCACCCAACTGGCGAGCGCCAAAAGCGCGGTGATCGACACAAGCCCGAGGTCAAAAGCCTCGGGTTTTTTTCTGCAAATTAAGTATTGACGTGGGTTCACCGTATCTACACCGTCAGCACATCAACACGACATCCCTACCAATATGAGCACCATCCACAATCCCTCCCAGTTCAACCCGGCCGACTACGTCGTCATCGATTATTTCGACAACCAGCCGCCGCAGGCTAACGGTTTCAATTTCGTCGGCATTGGCGCCGCAGATGCGTTTAACGCGATGCGCGACGCGTGGCTCGCCGATCGCGAGCGCCTGTTCCCCGAGCAGAACTGCTACCGCTGCGAGCACTGCGGGCAGGGCAACGTCCGCTGGGTCGCTGCCGCCCAGCACATCCCGACCGGCAAGCACGTTTGCTTCGGCAACGAGTGCGCGTTTCGCCTCGGCTTCGCTTCAAAGTCCGATTTTCGCGCCGCGCAAGCCCGCCAGCGCAGCGAGGCCCGCGCAGAAAGCATCCGCCTGCTGATCACTCGCGAGAAGTTCATCACCGCCACGCCGGGGCTCGCCGAGCTGCTTGCTCGCGCCGAGAAGAGCACCAACTCGTTCGTACGCGACGTGGTCGCGAAGCTCGACCGCTGGGGCTCGCTCTCGCCCGCGCAGATCAGCGCGGTCAGCAACGCGCTCGACCGCGACGATCAGCGTGCCGCCACCAAGGCCGCTGAACCGCAGCCCACCACGCCCGCGCCCGAGGGCCGCGTCGAGATCAGCGGCACCGTGCTCGGCGTGAAGGAAGTCGAGAATCAGTTTGGCAGAAGCGTGAAATTGCTTGTGCACCTCACCGATCACAACAAGGTCTGGGTCACCTCGCCCAGCGCATCTCGCGCCCGGCGCGGCTGGACGATCCGCCTGCGGGCCAAATTTGAGCGCAGCCGCGACGATCAGCACTTCGCCTTCGGCTCACGGCCGCACCTGCTCGACGAGCAGCCGCCGGTCGGCGAACCCGTCGCAGTGGTCGCCTAAGACTCCAGCCCGAGGTCAAAAGCCTCGGGTTTTTTATTGGATAAATCGAAGCCTTTCCAAATCCTCTCCGATACTTCGTAAGACCCCCCTAATACATCATGGCCCTCCAACTTCCCGACAATTTTGATAGCACCACAAATCTCCTCCGCAAAATTCTTTTGAATTCTTCCAGCGGGCAGACGCCGTCCTATCAAACAACCGTCAAACCCTTCGCGGCCGACTCGGCTGCTTGGCAATATGCCACTCCGACTGCCAGTCCGATCACTACGGTCGCCTCGGCCACCCTTGTTGCCGCCACCTCTGGCGTGATTCCGTACGTCACAAATCTCCAAGTCTACAACACTTCGGCCACCGCCTCGCTCGTTACTATTACAAGCAACGGCACCCTTCTCTGGTCTGGCAACCTCGCCGCATCTGGCGCAAGTCCGATCAGCATCCAATTCCAAATCCCCCTCAAGGGAGTGGTCGGCCAATCAATTCTTTTTAATGTCCTGACTACAGGCACCTCCACTCTCGTTTCCGCCCAAGGTTACTCGGTCTAAGACTCTCGATGTCAAATCCACTCTTCCTTTCTCCGCAGCCTTTCAGTCCGGCCTCAGCTACTGAGAACGGCCTGATGGGTTTGGTGCCTTCGCCAGCCGCAGGCAACGAATCGTATTTTTTACGTGGGGACGCGACGTGGATTTCATTAGAGAACGCCGCATTCCCCAGTCAAGCTGGCAATGTAGGCAAGGTTCTTAGCACCAACGGCAGTTCGACATACTGGTCCGATTCAATCGGACCTATTACTGCTTCGAGTTTTTCAGGACCTCTAACGGGAAACGTCGTTGGCAATGTTGTCGGTAACGTAACAGGAAATGTTTCAGGAACCTCAGATAACGTCGTAGGAGTTGTGACCGTTCAACACGGTGGTAGCGGCCTGTCTTCGACACCGTCGGCCGGTCAACTTCTTATCGGAACGGGCACAGGCTTTAATTTAAACACTCTTACGGCAGGCTCGGGAATTGTCATTTCTTCTGGCTCTGGAACGATTTCAATTTCTTCTGATTTCACGAATGTTGTTACTTCGATACAGGGCACGGTAAATCAAATCATTGCCTCGGCCTCCACGGGAAGTGTTACACTTTCTACTCCGCAAGATATCGCGACGACAAGCACTCCAACCTTTAAGGGAGTCATTGCCACCCGCACAGATGGCAACTATCAGTTTGTCCTAAACAGTTCCTCGCATTCGTACGGAATTGCTACGTCTGGGACAAATTTTCTTTTCGACGATGTTACCGCTGGCGTAAACCGTTTTGCCATTTCCTCAAACGGAACGCCAAGTTTCTCGGCCTTGGCTACCAACGGCTACGTTAAAACAGTTGATGGGGTTGGATCACTTGTTGTTTCGACCACAATCCCATTTAGCGACATTACAGGCGCCGGGACGATGGCCGCACAAAATGCGAACAACGTCGCAATTACAGGCGGCTCAATCACCGGCATTACCGACCTTGCCATTGCCGACGGCGGTACGGGAGCCTCAACTGCAAGCGGCGCCCGCAGTAATTTAGGTTTGGGCACCCTGTCCCTCCAAAATTCTGATAACGTATCAATCACCGGTGGCTCGGTTACGGGCATCACTGACCTTGCTGTCGCAGACGGCGGTACGGGCACCTCTTCTTTGACCGGATACGTCAAAGGTTCTGGCACAAACCCATTAACGGCCTCCACAACGATCCCTGTCGCAGATATCACGGGTCTCGGGACGATGGCGGTAGAGAATGCGAACAACGTCACTATCACTGGTGGCGTCATTACAGGTATCACCGATCTTGCCATCTCGGATGGCGGCACAGGAGCTTCAACGGCCGTAGATGCGCGCGCTAATCTGGGATTGGGCAGCATCGCCACTCAATCTGCCAGCAACGTCTCCATTACGGGCGGCTCAATTATTGGCATCACAGACTTGGCGATTGCCGACGGCGGTACCGGCGCGTCTAACGCGGCAGATGCTCGCACTAACTTAGGTCTGGGCACGCTGGCTACTCAAAACGGTACTTTTAGCGGCACTTCTTCGGGCACCAACACGGGCGACCAGACGATCTCGATCACGGGCGACGTTACAGCAGCGGGTTCGGAAAATACTTTAACGGCTACTGTCACCAAGATCAACGGTCAGGCTTTAGCGACGCTTGCGACGGGTATCCTCAAAAACACTACGGGTACTGGCGTCCCTAGCATCGCGGTTGCCGCCGACTTCCCGACGCTTAATCAGAACACCACGGGCAACGCCGCTACTGCGACCAACGTCGCTATCACGGGCGTCACGGGTCTTGGAATAGGCGTCGCGTCGTTCTTGCAGAGCCCAACCAGCGCCAATCTGTCCTCAATGGTGACAGACGAAACTGGATCAGGCGATCTGGTGTTTTCCAATTCCCCCTCGTTAGTAACACCCAATCTTGATACGCCTTCGGCTATCACTTTGACAAATGCCACGGGTCTCCCGTTGAGTACGGGTGTCACGGGTACGTTGGCCGTCACTCACGGCGGTACAGGAGCTACGACTTCGACGGGCACAGGGTCTACTGTTTTGTCCGATTCGCCTACACTTACGGGTACGCCACTCGCACCGACGGCGGCTAACGGTACGAACACGACTCAGATTGCGACGACGCAATACGTTCAATCCAATCGCGGTGATAAGTATCTCACGACTTCTACCAGCACCAACACGATCGACAACGGAAACAACAAAACGTTTGTTGTTGCGACTGGTTTATCGTACATCGCTACACAGACGGTCACGATAGTTTACGATTTTGATAACCACATGCACTGCGACGTTGTCTCGTACAACAGCTCGACAGGCGTGATGGTGGTTAATTCGGTGTCGCATACCGGTTCGGGTACCTATAGCGCGTGGACAATCAATCTTGGCGCCCTCACTTCGTCCTCTGGTGCTCTTCTCTCGGCCAACAATCTTAGCGACGTAGCGTCTGCTTCTACGTCTCGCACAAATCTCGGCGTCACCGCAACCGGCCAAGACACGACCTACCTTTATCGCGCTAATAATCTCAGCGACTTAGATTCCGTTTCTTCCGCCCGCACCAATCTCGGATTGGGCACAATGGCAGTGCAGAATTCGTCCAGCGTCTCAATCTCTGGCGGCACCCTCGCCTCAGTGACGCTGACGACGCCAACGATCTCCTCTATCATTAACACCGGCACGTTGACGCTCCCCAACCAGACGGATACTCTGGTGGGTCGTGCTACGACGGATACGTTGACGAACAAAACGCTGACCTCGCCGGTGATGACAACCCCGACACTCGGGGTTGCTTCGGCCACCAGCGTTAATAAGGTCACGATCACAGCTCCGGCTACAGGCTCGACGCTGACCATCGCTGACGGCGCTACTCTGACTGCTTCGGCTACGGCCACCGTCAGCGGCACCAACACGGGCGACCAGACAATTTCGATTACGGGCGATGTGACGGCTTCGGGCAGCACTGGAACCCTCACCGCCACGGTCACCAAACTTAATGGCACCTCCTTAGCAGCGCTGGCTACAGGTATCCTTAAAAATACGACCGGCACAGGCGCCCCCTCGATCGCAGTGTCTGGAGTCGATTACGCTCCTGCAACAACGGGCACCTCTATTTTCTACGGCGATGGCGCGGGCGGCTTCAACAACGTCACTGTTGGCAGCGGCCTGACTTTTGTCGGCGGAACGCTTGCATCTACCTCGGCTGGCGGCAGCGTCACAACCGTGTCGGTTACGACGGCAAACGGCATCAGCGGTACCGTCGCCAACCCTTCTTCGACGCCGGCGATCAGTTTGACCCTCGGAGCGATTACGCCGACGTCGGTCAACTCGGTTGTGTTGTCCGGTAGCTCGACGCCTACGCTGGCAGTTACGGGCACTAGCTCGATCAGCGGAACCAACACGGGCGACCAGACAAATATCACGGGCAACGCAGGCACGGCTACGGCGCTTCAAAGCAGTCGAGCGATCTACGGCAACAACTTTGACGGCACCGCTGCACTCACCCAAATCATTGCCTCGACCTACGGCGGAACGGGTAACGGCTTCACCAAATTTTCTGGCCCCACAACGACAGAGCGCACATTTACACTCCCGGACGCTTCTGCGATTATTTATTATGAGGGCGGAACAATCGGCGTCACAACTCCAGCCGCAGGCAACTTCACGTCCATCGGTCTCACAACCCAAGGCTCTGGTGCATTCACAAGCCTAAGTGCCAGCGGTAATTCAACTTTCACAGGCTATCTAACCTCTCCTAATAACGGAGCGGGTGCGGGTTCTAAACTGCTTATCCAAGGTTCTTCGGGAACGGGTCAAGCTGGGGCAAGTGGTGGCAACGGAACCATTGAGATTATTGGTTACGGTAGCACTACTCCGTGGACGGCATTTACTCTTGCAAATGCTCGCCGCCGAGGCGGAATCTTGTTAAAGGGTGGTAGGGCTGCTGCGGATGCTGGAGCTACTTATTACAACGGTTCCACCATTCAGATAACCGCTGGTGATGCTACCAATGATGGCTCAAGTTTAACCGGTTTCGGTGGAGCTGTTATGATTTCAGGTGGTACTGTTTCAACGATTAGTTCGGGCACCGTTGGGGGAGCTACGTTAGCACTAACTGTATCTAGTTCTACAACTAGTGGCTCTGTTTCACTTGCTAGCGGTAGTGCTGGAACTGTCGGAAATACTGGTGACGTTTCAATAGGCAGTGCAGGCGCTACAACTGGAAATAGTGGTAACGCATCTTTTTTAACTGGAGCTGTCTTAACTGGAAATAGTGGTGCTCTAGCTATCTATACTGGCGATGTCACAACCGGAACTCCCGGAAACCTAACTTTACGCACAGGCAATACTTCAAGCGGAGCAGCCGGAACTATAACAATTCAAACCGGCACTGGAACAACTTCTTCGGGTCAAATCTATCTTAACATAGGTAGTTCAACGGTTGGTACCATCTCCTCCACCGGACTCGCCGTTACTGGGACGTTGAGTTCCACTGGCAAGGGTTCGATTGGCACGACCGCCACGAATGAAATCCTAAACATCGACAACGGAACCGGCAATGCCTTCATCCGTTTCGATAAGTCTGGCACGTTTCAAGGGCTAGTTGGTATCGCGCAAACGGCGGGTCAAGGAAGTAGCGGTTCGGTTGCTGGCGACATTATTCTTCGCTCGCAAACCAACTCGCTGATTGACGTTGCTGGCACTACGATTGGCAAGTTTTCCTCCACCGGCCTCGCCGTTACTGGGACGTTGAGTGCGACGGGAAAGACGATCCTAGGCGCAACGGCCATTTCTTCTTCGCCTGACCTTGGCGAGAAGCTGAACGTCGTTGGATACAGCGTCATCACTTCTGGCTCATCAACCTACGCAAATCTTTACAACAGCGCGGCGGGGGTAAATCAGAAATGGTTGCGTTTCGGTGGCACTACTTCTGGTGCGTGGTCATTTGAAAAAGTAAATGATGCTTACACGACGCCTGTTACGTTAATGACGATAGATACCTCTGGCAACGTCGGCATTGGCACGACGAGTCCTGCCACAAAACTCGAAGTCGTCGGCCCAGCCAGCGTCACCAGCTTCACCGGAAGCACCGCTCTCGGCGTTCGTATTACCGGCTCGACCTCGACCAACGACTATTCTGGCATTGATTTCTCGGCCAGCACGCAGGCTCCACGCGCACGCATTGGTGCTTATTACAGCAACTCTGGTTCCTACTTGGTATTTGGCACGTCGAATAGCTACGCGAGCGGCATCACGAACAGCGCGATGACCATTGATTACAATGGCAACATCACAGGTAGCGCACAAATTAAGGCTTTTGGTAGCACCGGAACTAACGCAGGTGCTTTTGATGCCTACTTCAATGGCAGCAGTTATCACGGCATAGACCTTCAAGATACCACCGATACCTCTAATGCTTATTACGCCGTTTTTCGTAATAGTTCCGCTGGTGTTACTGGTAGCATTACTCGCTCTGGAACAAGCAATGCTGTTAATTACAATACTTCTTCCGACTACCGACTCAAAGACATTACTGGACCGCTTACTGGCAGCGGTGTGTTTATTGACGCGCTCAAACCTAAAACGGGCACATGGAAGTCCGATGGCAGCAAGTTCGTTGGCTTCCTCGCTCACGAGTTTGCCGAGGTATCTCCATCGTCTGTACATGGGGAAAAAGACGCCGTAGATGCTGATGGCAAGCCCATCTACCAAGGCATGCAAGCGTCGTCGGCTGAGGTAATCGCAAATCTAGTTGCAGAATTGCAATCTGTTCGTCAACGTCTTGCTGCTCTAGAAGCAAAATAACATGAACACCGAACAAGCCCTCAACAACCTATACGCCGCCGCCCGCCTCGCTCCCTTGCCAGCCGAGCAGCACGAAATCATCCGTAAGTCTGTGGAAGTTCTCGTGGAGGCTCTGAAGCCCAAGGACGAAAAGAAAGCCGAGTGAGATGAGCGGAACCAAAGATGTTAATTGGCGCAGCTACGTTGGCCCACAGGACAACGGCAAGCTGGTTACGTCTGAGGATTGGCAAACTCCAAGTGAACCACTCGAGTGGGACGACTTGTTTAAGTGCAGCAACGTGAGCAACCTTTCGGCTTGTGGGCTGGTCATACCTGCAAGCCGTGAGGACTCGATTGATTGTGTGCGTGGAAGCGGCTATTATTTCCAATCATGCGTCATTCAAGGCTCGGTAACGATCAAAGGAAGTATCGACGGATTAAGCCTCACGAATTGCGTCATAAGTGGCACCGTTGAGCTAGGCCAATATGACAACTACTGGACGCGAGGTCGCGCTCCCACGCGCAATGTTTCACTCGTGAATTGCTGCTCACCGGACGGTTCGCCAATTCGCGTCAAGATTTGGGATGGCGAGACGCCAATCGTGCAAAATACCAAAGTGAAATTGGTCAAAATACCAAAGTGGATTTGGTTGCCGTATTTTATTTTTCGCCGATTAACCAATCCCAAAGCCGTATGAAAAATAACAACAAGGGAGAGACGACGGTAATCATCTTGCTAATCATCGCCATCATCGGCGGAAGTTTGGCGATCACAAAGCCCAAGTTCCTTGACGGCGACAGCAAACGTGCCGAGCAGTCCGCCAAGACGACCGAACGACTCGACGCCGCCACGACGGCCCAAGGCGCAAATGCAGCGGCCTCCATTGCAAAGATCGGAGAGGCCAACTCGGCGGCACCGGACTCCCCGGCAAAAGAATTTATTCGTCGCGAGGTTCCGTACGCCCTTTCTCTGCTTCCCGCTCCCAGCGCGACAGCCCTTCTCGAGGCCGAGAAACGTCGCGTTGCCGTCATGGAGGGCAAGGTCGATGAGGCGCGTCGTTTGTACGAATCCGCGAGCAAGCAGGCCGCACAGCTCCAAACGGAACGTGACGCCGCACTGGCCGCACGTCGCTCTGCCGATAAGGCCCTTGCCGAGGAGGCCGCCGCCCGCCTAGCTGCCGAGCGACAAGCAAATCGCTTCATCATCGCCTGCATAGTACTGGTGCTGATCGCCGCCTACATCAAATTCTACTCCATTACGCCCGCCGCCCTCGGCTCTGCTGCCGCAGGCATCCGCGCGGGTGAGGACCCCATTGCCGCGCTAGACCGCGTCATCGCACCTTGGCTGCACTCTCGCATCCAAACCGCCGCCAAGCTGGCGACCGACATCGACAAACCAAAAAACCCCACAACATGAGTGTCAGAGAAACAATTCAAAACAACACCGTCGGAATCTCTGGCACCGCTGCTAGTTGGCTCGGTGTTATAACCGCTCGTCAAGAGCAACTTGAGTGGGGGCTTCGGTGCGTTAGCTACATTGGGGCCATCGTGGTCTCCGCCGTCACGATTTATCACCTCTTTAAAAATAAACGCCGCTGAAAAAGCGGATACTTCCACTATGCACATCGACCTCAGCAAAAAGTCAGACTACCTCACTTCTCCCGCCATGCCTAGCGAATCGGGCGGCCTGCATCTGTACTTGCGCGACCTCTGCGTTCTTGACCTTCCTGATGAGGGCTGCATCACCTTTAAATTTAAAAAAGGTCCAGTTACGGCCACCGAAGCAAGCGAAGATTCTCCTGCATCGGCCTCCTGCGACCTGACTTTGACCGCAATCTGCGACGTTAAAGCCGAAGAAAATAAAGGCACCGAAATGGACTCCGACGAAACGAGCGAATCCATCGACGAACTTTTCGAAAAAGCTGCCCGCAAAGAATCCAATCGTTACGAAGAGGTTGAAACCGAGGACGCAGACTAATGCTCACTGTCGCAGACGTCAAAGATGATGTAAAACGCGTACTCGGCGGCGCCGACGACGCTGTTTTCTACAATCGACTCAACGACGCGGTTGAAATCCTCGCCACGGAGTCCGAATGGGACCCCCTGCGCGGTCAGGTTGACGTTATTGTCGGTGCGGACGGCATTGTGACGCTGCCCAGTCAGGTCGGCACGATCCTCGCGGTAAACGTCGCGGGGAAGCCGATGCAGACGCACGATTTTTGGTTCAAGTACCATTTAAACGGGCCCGGCGAAGATACCAGCCGCAAGGCCACAGGCCACTGGATGGAAAATCTGCCCGTGTGCGTGTTCCGCGATCCTCCAGCGCCGGGTTCTAAGGTCGTGGCCGTTGCGGAGGTAGCCGCTGACGCCAACATCAAGTTCCGCGTCTACGGTTACGATGGCGCTGGCGTCTGGATTCGCTCAGTTGAGAACGGTGTCGGTGTTGATGGCGTGCTTGTGCCCGTGGTTTACCCCAGCGCGGTCCCCATTTACACCACCCAAACAATTCGCTCGATCACTCGTATCGAGAAGCCCGAAACAGCGGGTCAAATCTCGCTGTACGCGGTAGACGCGACCACCAATCTCGCGACCTACTTGCTCGGACAGTATTTACCGAACGAAAAAAATCCGCAGTTCCGCCAGTTCCAAATCTCTGGCGTGCGGGGCGGTACCAATACGGGCTCGTCCAACTACTCAAACTGCGGCTCAGGTTGCGGTTCGGGTTGTGCATGGGCCCGCATCGCATTCCGCAAGGCGGTCGGCAAGCTGTCCAACGACAACGACATCATTCCGCTGCACTCTCGGTACGCTATCGTCCTCATGGCGAAGGCCCTGAAGAAACTTGACGAGGATCGCATCGAGGAGGCCGAACAGTATCAGACCAAGGCCGTGCAGTTGCTCATCAAGAAACAGCTTTCGATGGACGTTCCAAGCGGCCCGAGCATTCAGATGGCCGATCAGAATCTTCTCGCCGACAAGTCCGACCGCATCGACTGGTAACACTTTTTCGAAATGGCACTCTCCCCGACAATCCTCAGAACGGGCCGAGGCGTCAGCGGCTCCGCCTTCTTCACAGCCGGCATGTCCTCTGCCGTCGACCCCGCGTTCATCGACGATCGCGCGTATCGGCATGCGCAGAATACGATCCATCGCGGTGGGATTGTTCGTACGCGGCCCGGTTACCGTCAACTGCTCAAGCTACCCGAAGGAAATCTACAGGGCTTTTATTACTTCCGTCCCATCTCTGGCGAAGGTCACTACGTCGCGATTATTTCGGGTAAGGCCTACGAATCCAATCTGGTACCCGCAGAAAGCGGCGAGCTGACGTACACTCAGATTCCGAACATTCAACTCTACGAGCACGCCAAGGAAGTTTACGCGTGTACGGCCGTTCAGGCGGCCAAACGCAACAGCGACGCTACGATCTCCATCGTTTCCCCGCAGCGCGTTCTCTTTCTTACCGATGGCGGGTACACGAAGACAGCCTTCTGGGACGGCTCTACCAGCGGACACGTCGACCCCTCGGTAACAACGACCCTCGTGATTAACGCGGGCTCCTTTGAAATCGGAACCCGGTACACAATCGTCGATGCTGGTTCAACAGATTTTACAAAGATCGGCGCCGCCTCCTCCACTGCGGGCACCTCGTTTGTTGCAACGGGTGTTGGCACTGGAAGTGGTACCGCCTCGCCGCCCTCGACGCAGGATTTGATTGGAACTCCCGTCGGGGGCCCCATCGAGGCCTCTGGCGACCGTCTCTGGGTGGCTCGCGACAACCTTGTTTTCGCGTCTGACATTTCTAATCCATTTTCCTTTGAAGAAAATCAATATGCGGCCGAGGGCGGTTACTTTCAGTTTCCCGAGCGCATTATCGCGTTGAAGGAGTTGCCCTCCGTAGACAACCCCGTGCTTGTCGTATTTTGCGTCAACTCGACTTGGGTGCTGCGCAGCAATATTCGAGACCGCACGACGTGGAAATCGACGCCAAACTTTCAGCAACAGCTTCTGCCCGGCGTCGGTTGCGTCTCCTCTCGTTCCGTCATCCAGTCCTACGGTTTGCTCTGGTGGATGAGCCCCACGGGCCTCGTAAACATCGATATCGCGCAGCAGTCCCGCATCACCTCGCGCATCGTGCCGCAGGATACGGATATGGCGATTTCAAAGGCCAACCTCTCTCCCGACCTTTCGCAAACAGCGGTTGGTTTTTACGAAAACTTTCTTCTGTGCTCGGTTCCAAACGGCGACAAACTCAACCGCCACACTTGGGTGCTCGATCAAACTGTCTTATCGGATTCAAGCGGTAGCGCCTCTCAGGGCTGGTCGTCGGTTTGGACCGGTACACGTCCAGTACAGTGGGCAACAGGTCTTTTTAACAGCACCCTGCGCTGCGCGCACGTTTCCAAAGACTACGACGGTTACATTCGCGTCTGGGAGTCCTTTGTTTCAGACAACCTCGACAACGGACAGCCAATCACGTCCTTCATCGAGACCAAAACTCACATCGACTTTTCGGATACTGCGGGCGGTCTTAACAAGAAGCGCATCGCTTTCTGTGAGGTCACCCTCGAGCACATTCACGGCGACGTGAACCTAAAGGTGTACTGGGCGGGAACACGCGGACGTTACAAGCTCTTGGGCGAATGGAATCTCAAGGCCGACGAGGGCTCCCTCGACGCCAACATTTCTTCCAGTACGATGTCGACGTACTCCGCGCAACAGAGGCTTCTCCGCACACCCGCAATCCAACGGTTTGAGGACTCGGCCGACTGCACATCGCGCGGAGTCGAGTCGCCCTTTAATGACTGGGTCGATATCGGGTTCTCTTTGCTAATCGTTTGGACGGGTCACGCGGCCCTCCGCAGCTACCGCATTTTTGCCGATCCGTTCGACGAAACTGCGACGGGCGAGAAGGCATTCAACGAAACGGGAGTTAAAATTCTCCCCACAGGAACATGCTGATCGAGGCGTCACGTTTAAGCGCGCTTGGCGCCCCTGTTTCTCGGGTCATAGAAATCGACTTCATTTCGACGCCGGACACAGGCATGCGTCCGATAACGGTGCAGCCATCGAAATTTAACAATAATTTCGCGTTAGACCGTCTTTTTGAGCTTGAGTACTTTTCGATCAAAATCCTTCCGACTCCGGTGCCGGTGCCGCCTGCGGCCGACGGTTTCCTCCTCACGGAAGATGGATACTTCCTCACAACAGAATCTCAGGCTAACTTGGTCCGAGAATAAGAACTTCAGATACCCACATGGCCGAAAACGTAACAATCTCAAATCTTCCAGCCGCATCTTCCATTGTCGGAAATGAGCTGGTTCCTTTGGTGCAGAGTGGAACCACGGTTCGCGGAACAGTTTCGGCTCTTTTGGCTGGTCTCCCACTAGCCACACCAGTTAGCGACGGTCTCCTTTCCTCTGCGGACAAAAGTAAATTAGATACCGCTACGGATGCAAATGTCGCCTCGGCCTTAATTAAGCGCGACTCGTCTGGCAACGCCGCCGTAAATGTACTAACGGCTACCCAAGTCACAGGCCTTGGAATCCCTACAAACGGTACGGACGCCGCAAATAAGAGCTATGTCGACGCTGCGTCGGCGGGTCTTAACATTAAGAATGCTGTCGTCGCTGCTACCACAGGCCCGATCAACCTTAACGCGGCCCCCAACACTCTGGATGGCAGGACACTTGTTGCCAACGATCGAGTACTGGTAAAAGACCAGTCCGACAACCGTCAGAATGGCATCTATTATGTTCAGGTACTGGGCACGGGTTCTAATGGGACGTGGCAACGTACTGCAGATGCCGATACAGGCGCTGAACTTTCGACGGGAACGTACGTGTTCGTCATGCACGGCACGGTGAACGGAAACGCGGCGTACGTGATGAACACGCCCGGCATCATCGTTCTTGGAACCAGCCCGATTCTCTGGACTCTCTTCAGTCAGACCACTCAAATTCTTGCTGAGAATATTCTCGGTCAACTTATCACGTCTCAGCTTGCAGACGGTTTGATTAACACCGCCAAATTTGCTCAGGGACTTACACCCGTAGAAGTTTTAGACGACTTCCCCACCACTGGCAACTTTGTGGGTCGCATGGTGTTCTTAACTACCACCAAAAAACTTTACCGCTACGACGGTACGGTTTGGACTGCTTCAGTGCCCACGGTCGACTTGGTCGGTCAGGTGGTCTCCTCGCAGATTGCCGACGCCTCGATTAACACCGCCAAATTTGCTGCGGGCATCACGCCCATCGAAATTTCTGGCGTGCTTCCGACCACAGGAAACTTTGCGGGCCGTCAGGTTTTTCTGACCTCCGACAACAAAGTCTATCGCTACAGCTCCACCACTGGGTGGACTACTCTGGTCCCCTCTACGGATATCAGTGGGCAACTCATTTCGACTCAGATCGCAAACGCTGCGATCACCACGGCCAAGTTTGCTTCAGGCATCACACCCGTTGAAATTGCAGATGCTCTTCCGACCACTGGTAACTTTGTCGGACGTCAGGTTTTCTTAACGACGGACAGCAAAGTTTATCGCTACAGTTCAACAGGCTGGATATCAGTGGTTCCTGCCACAGATATTAGCGGCCAAATTGTAACGACTCAAATCAGCAACAACGCAATCACGACGGATAAGATTGCGGCCAATTCTATTACCGCAGGAAAGATTCAAGCTGCCGCAATATCGGCCACAGAAATCGCGGCGGGTGCGATCACGGCAGATAAAATTTACGCGAACGCGGTAACGTCCGACAAGATCGCGGCCAATTCGATTACGGCAGATAAGATCGTCAGCAACGCCGTTTCGGCAGATAAGATCGCAGCAAATGCGGTTGTCGCAGGAAAAATTGCTGCTGGGGCAATCTCTGCCACGGAGATTGCAACCAATGCGATTACGTCCGACAAGATCAATGCCAACGCCATCACTGCGGACAAGATCGTAGCAAATGCTATCACGGCGGGAAAGATTGCGACCGACGCAATTACTTCTGACAAGATTGCAGCAAACGCGATCACTTCCGACAAAATTACTGCCAACTCGATTACGACCGGCATGATTCAGGTCGGTGCGATTAAGGCAGACCAAATTGCTGCTGGAGAGGTTCGTGCGGGCAAGCTGGCCGCCGATTCGGTTGTCGCCAGCAACATTCTCGCGGGCGCTGTCACGGCCGCAAAAATCGACGTCATTAACTTGGCAGCAATTCGTGCCGATTTAGGTACAATCACTGCGGGAACTATCACCGCCTCGGGAGCTATCGATGTCGGGTCAGACCGTTCAAGAATTCATCTGTCTGCCAATGTCCTTACCTTTGGTTATGGTTCGGACGCTCCTTACGGATTCCAGTACGCTGGTGAGACTTCAAGACTAGTCGGCTCCCTTTACGGTACTGAATGCGTTTCTCTCGCCGTTACTGGAAGTACTGTTGCCCGCACAGGTCAGTTGGTCCTCAGTACTAATAATGGAAGTTCCAGCCTCCTCAATGCGGGAAGTCTCTCTTATTGGAACGGTACCTACTATAACCATAATGGCGCCAACATTGATGGCGCACTGACTGCCAACGGAATCACCACCAACAACGGCATGACCGTAAACGGTGCGCTTTCCGTAAACTCCGGCATCAACACGAGCCTGTACGTTAGTGGAAGCATTCAAGCAGCGGGAGGCTTTAATGCCTCAAGCTACAACGTGCACCCCGGTGCTGACAATCAGCTCGCCACTGGCGAAGACGGCGGAACGTACGGCGCTCAAACGGCCTCTTATCTGGCGATGCGAGTCAATGGCCGCACTGTTTGGGTTCCATTCTTTGACCACATCCCGTAATTCACTCGGTACGCACTTTTTAAAATCCGATACTTCGTAAAATGTCCTGCAACTGCGAAAATCTCAACGATCTGGTCAACCAGCCGAACAGCATTCTCGGCGGATGCTACCCCACTCCGACGTTCTCGAACGGCGGTAGTTACGTCGGAGTCCTGCTCACCAGCTCCTCTTTTACGCTGGGCACGGTCACCAATACGGCGATTCAAAACAGTGCAATTTCCGGCACGAGCATTACGGGCCTGCCAACTCCTGTCCTCGCATCTGACGCGGCCACCAAGTCCTATGCGGACACCGTCGCCTACCGTGGGCCCGACATTCATGCGGCCTGTGTCGCTGCAACGGTCGGCACATCGATCACTCTTACTGGCGGCGCTCCCGCTACGTTGGATAATCGCACGCTCGTATTAAATGACCGCGTGCTAGTTAAGGACCAAACTAACAGCGTCGAAAACGGCATTTATTACGTTTCCACTCTCGGCTCCGTCTCGACCGGGACGTGGTCTCGCGCGGCTGACGCCCATCATACTGGCGACCTTCTGGTCGTGTCCCCGGTTCCGGTTCAGTACGGAAC